GCGTAAATCGTTCAACAGGTTGTCTTTTTGTTTTGGCGTTTCAGCCTTTTGAATGTCATTCATAAACTCTTCGCTAAGCATCTCAAAAGCTTCGTGCATATACGAAAGCACTTGTTTCTTGCTGCTGAACTTCTCAAAAGCATTAGCATACTTCGCAGCCTGATCAGGAGTAATCTTAGGTTTTTTCCCATCGAGCAAATCGGCATAACTTTCGAGTATGGAGTTCCGAATTTCAGAGAGTGCAATGATCTGACTCTTTTTGCTACGGTCGAAATCATATTCGCGTATCCAACCGTCCAGTGTCCGTTTGGTTACATCGCCCATAATGTCGGCAATGGTTTGAGCGTCGAAACCTTTGCAATACATTCGCCGGGCTTGTTCAATTTTAAGTTCGCGTTCGGCTTTGGTGAATTGTGCCATTTACATGCTTTTTAATCGTTTAGTTTTCTATTTGCATTACAAAGGTTTTACTTTTTTTTGTGCTATTAAAACTCGTGATTTATAGTTGTCGAAATTCCGACAGTAGTTGTTGAAAAATCGAACAACTACGAATCAAGCGTTTTTTTTGTGTTTTTTTTTGCTTTTACTTTGCTCAAAATTTACAGACCGATATGGCAGAAACAAAACGAAAATTACCTGAAGGAAAATTGACACAAGATTTCATCATCTGTGATAACACAGTCAATCGTTACGGTTGGCGTTTGCTTATTGAAGGTATAGATATGGAAGGATTTTTGAAAAATCCGATTTGTTGTTTGCAACACTCCACCTATATGGCACCGGTTGGTAAATGGTTTAATTTACGAATTGAAGCCGGTCAGTTGAAAGGTTCTGTTGAATTTGACCGTAACGACGAAGATGCTGTGAAGCTTTATTGGAAGTATGCCGATGGCTTTATGAGTGCTGTAAGTCTTCAGATTCTTCCAAAAGAAGAAAGCGACGATGTAAAACAGTTGCTTCCCGGACAAACAAGTTCAACCATTACCAAGTCTGAATTACTTGAAGTGTCGTTGGTCACATTACCCGGAAATAAGAATGCTGTAAAATTATGTACCCCGGATGGGAAAACGTATAAATTAAATTTAATCTCTAAAACTCCAATTATGGATAAAGTAGAAAAAACAGTTGAGCAACTTCAGGATGAACTGACAGCCTCAAAAAAATTGAACGCTGAAAATTTGGTGCTACGTCACAAAGAACGCGGCGTGTTACAGGATGGCGAAATTGAAGGTCTGAAAGAATTGGCATTAACCAATTACGACACAGTAAGCAAAATGCTTGATGGACGTGTGAAAGCTGTAGTTCCAACGCCTAGTACAGAAACCGCTGAAGCGAAAGCTGATGCGTTAGTTTCTTTGCATTTCAATCGTGGTGCTATCTCTGAACCCGAAAAGAGTATCTACAGAACCGGTGCGGTTAATGACTATGACGGCACAAAGAAAGTGCTTGAGCTTAAAAAAGGTACTGATGGTCTGAACACTTTTGTGCTGGGTATGGGAGATGGAAAAGAAAAAGAAACTGACGAACGTGCTAAGTGGACTTATTTGGATTTTTATAAGAAAGATCATGAAGCATTATCAGTTATGAAAAAAGATGACCCAAATCGCTACAAAAAATTAGAGGGCAATTTTTTGAAAGAAAGTGAGAAGTTGGGCATTTCTACCACTGTGGAAGAGTAAAGCCGTAAAAAGGCTTCGCAAATACTTCGCAAACATTAAATAAGTTGCGTTGTGTACTCGTAAAAAAAGAATAGGTATTAGTTTTAATAAAAAACAAAAAACAAAGATGAAAAGATTTTTAGGTGTATTGGGAGTGCTACTCATTTGTGTGGCTACTGCATTTGGAGCGGCTTATGTTCCGCAAATCGTTGGGTCGGTATTTGCAACCGGACCGATTGTGTTATCTACTCAGCAAATCGTATTTATGCGTAGTTTGCAAGAAGAGTATGTAAAAATAGATACTTGGCTTAATGAGGCTCAGGATTTAAGTTCATTCGTGGTTGATGGTCAAACATTACGATTCCCCGAAGCCGGTGCTGCTCCAACAGTATATAAAAACCGAACTACGGATATTGATAGCGTAGAACCTGCTGAAACTACCTACGATGTATCATTGGATTATTACGACTCTCAAAACTATAAGATGCGTAATATCAATATGCACGCATTGCCTTACGATAAGGTTCAATACTATACTAAAAAGTCAAGTGATGCTATTTTGATTAAAGAGGTTGCCGATGCTGCGTATGCTTTTGCTCCTGCAACTGCTGGTGCTAAGAGAATCATCATGCCAACAACCGGTGCTGCACGTAACGGATTAAAAACAATTACTCTTAATGACATTATGACCTTTGCACGTGCTTTGGATAATGCAGGTTTTCCTGAATTAGGACGTAATTTGGTATTACCTTCGGATATGTGGTGGGATTTAGCTAACAACGATATTTTGAAAGCTCAAATTAGCTTCCAACAAAATACCGGTATTATTAATCCAAATGTGGTTAATTACTATGGATTCAAGATACATAAGGCTACTAATAATAGTATGATTGCTTATGATATTACAGGAGCTGCAAAAGCTGCACAAGGAGCTGTTATTACAGGCAATGTTGTTCCCGCCGGATTTGTGTTTATCAGTTCCGAAGTATTCCGTGCCGGTGGTTCATTTGAAATGTTCCTGAAAAATAAATCTCAGAATACTGAAGGTCGTGCTACTGAGTTTGGTTTTGCTCACCGTTTCAAAGCGGACTTTACCAAAGATGCTCAAAAGTATTCGGCAATGATTTATCAGGCTGTATCAGCATAATAGGGTTAGTTTTTTCATAGGTTGGATAGCCACTTCGACTCAGTGATGAGTTGAAGTGGTTTAAATAAAACGAAATGAAAAGAAGCGATATATACAAAGCCTTACGCGACCGGGCTAAATCCGAACTGGACTATCTCAAATTTGTGGATTTGCAAAAGGGTCAAATGCAAAATGAGGTACAAAATTACCCCGTTCCGCTTCCGGCTTTGTTTATCGAACTTGGAGATTTCCGTTTTAGTAACTTGAGCGAAAGCGCACAAATTGGTGACGGTACTGTAAGTCTTTACCTATATGTCAATTCGGGTTCTGATACCTTCATTACTTCCACAAGTGAAAATACAAGCTTAGATATTCTGGACAAATTTGATGATCTCTATCAAGCCTTTGAAGGCTTATCCATTGATAAGCTTACCCCGCTAAACAGATTAGCCGAATACAAACCGCAATATGGCAAAAAGTATATCCTTTTTCGGGTCGACTTCACCACATCGGTAGATGATCAGAAAGCAATTGAACGTAATACAGTGGCTAAACCGGATATAGAAATAACACCAACATTTAAATTCAAGTGATATGGCAGACTATAAAAAAGCAATTTTAAAAGTTCTCTTAACCGAAGGTGGTTATGTGAATGATTCGGACGATGCCGGTGGTGAAACCTACAAAGGTATTGCTCGTAATTTCTGGCCTACTTGGACTGGTTGGTCTGTCATTGATTCAGCTAAAAAGAAATCGGGTTTTCCGTCAAATTTGAAACCAACCAATATCCTTGGTGATGCCGTGATGAATTTCTATCGCGTAAACTTTTGGGACAAAGTTGGTGGTGATTTTATTGATGATCAGGAGATAGGAAATAGTCTGGTTGATAGTGCCATAAACGAAGGAATAAAACCTGCTGTCAAACGTGCTCAATCAATCGTTGGCTTGGCTCAAACTGGCATTGTAACTCCTGAATTGGTGGAAAAATTAAATTCAATGATATGAAAAAGTTAGTGTTTCTGTTGCTTCTTATCCCGGGGTGCTGTATATCGCAGACGGTAATTAAAAAGGATACAGTTGTGGTGTTGAATGCTAAAATAGCATTGTTGAACGATTCTATTGCAAAATTGAACCAACGCCCGGTAATGACAAAACATCAATTCATTCAGCTTTATAAGTATGATCGGTTGCTGAAGTACTATAAGATTTGTAAACGAAAACCAACTCAGTGGAAGTACTACAAAGGTTGGTCAACTAGAGTTTTTGAATTATGAAGAATTATTTTATCAAGTTTCTGGCAGTGTACGACTGGAATTCAATAGAAGAATTTGCGTTGTCGATATTTCCCAGTTACAAATACCAGTTGCATGGTGCTGTACTAACGCTTTCAGTTCTTTCCGGATTAGTCAATTATCTATTTGGCGTTACACCGGCTTTGGCAATTGCCATGTTTGTAGCGATAGTTATTGAAGTGGTAACCGGAATAAGAGCTTCAAAAAGACTTGGTAAAAAATTTGAGTCGTTTAGATTCTCACGCTGTGTGATAAAAATACTTATATGGCTTGCAATTCTTTATATCATACATGCCTTCCAAAAGGAATTTGAGAGTTCAAAGAACTGGATAGATATAGCAGCTGAAAACTTCTTTAATTTCACATTTATAGTTTGTCTAACAGGATTTTTAGTTGAGTATGTTACTTCAATTTTAGAAAATGTTTCAGTACTGAAAGGAAAGGAAAAAACGGCTATTATAGAGGCTATTTCTGGAGGTTGGATGAATTTAATAAACACCATTAAACCAAAGAAAAATGAGAACTAAAAATTTAAACAATCTATTGGCAGAACGAATCATACTTTGTTGCATTATATTCGTTTCGGTTATTTTTTATTCCGGTTGCAAAACATTGAAACAAGCTAACAGTTCCGTATCAACAGGCTCAACGAATATAAGCTCAACTGCCAATACCTCAACCGATGCAAAACTGGATGTAAAGAATTCAATCGAAACCAGTCAATCGACTGCCAGTTCATTGAATTCAACCGATAAAGGAACTTCAACCGAAACGGTAGAAGAAACCACTACCAATACAAAATTGTCGAAACCGGATAGTACCGGTAAGCAATATCCGACTGAAACTACCACCACAAACCGAAGAATTAAACGTGGTGAGAATAAGAACTCAACTGCAAATGCAGGCTCAAAAAGCGATGTAAGTACTAAGGCTATTAATGAAGATAAATCGAAGCTAAAAGCCAATGCATCACTTAAAAATAAAGGTAAAGCACAAACAGCTACTAAAACAGCATCAAAACAATCAATAGAATCAAAAACACCCGGTTGGGTATATGTTGCTATTGTTGGGCTTATTGGACTTTTATCATTCATTATATATCGAATTCTAAAACGCTTTAATATAATTAAATAGTATGGCAAAGAATGTAAAACCAGTTGCGAAAACTGCAAAAGTGGAAGCAACTACCGAAGATGCTGTAATTGAAACAGCACAGGAAACAACTGAAGCAACAACTACCGAAGCTGATGTAACTGAAACGGCACCCGAAACACCCGAAGCTGCAACTATCGAAGATGTTGTGACTGATACAGTACCGGAAGTAACTGAAACAACCGAATCCACAGAAGCTGAAACCGTAACCGAAGCTGAAGAAAAAGTGGATCCAGATTTTCAAGTTGAAGCCGAAACGCTTATGGCTTCGCAAAATGTAAAAGAAATTTGGCGATGTCCTATAAACGGATATTGGTTTACTAAAGCCGAAAATGCTTTAGATCACTCAAAGAAAGTGGACAAAAGTCCGGAACATTATAAACTGTAAACCATGACCGGATTACCAAATGTAGTAATTAGCCTTGTCCGTAACGGATTGGGCTTAGTAGCCGAAACAAACGATAATACAGTGGGCTTTATTTTGCCCGGTGTTGCCGTTGCTGATAAGTTGGTTCTGAATACTCCTTATGCTATTTATAGTACCGATGGAGCAAAAGCCCTGGGCATTGATGCAACCGGAACAAATACAGCCGCGTTTCGTCATATTTCGGAATTTTACTCTATAGCTCCTAGAGGTTCAAAACTTTGGATTATTGTTGTTGCTACAACCGTGAAATTGTCAGCAACGGTTGATAAAGACTTGGAGGTTTGTCCGGCGAAAATTTTATTGAATAGAGCCAATGGCGAAATTATGGCTTTAGGTACGGCGGTTGCTGCTGATGCCGGAACTACCCTTGATGGGTTGGATACTGAAGTATCAACAGCCCGAACTAAAGGTCAATTGTTGGCTATGGAGTATCTGGGTAAAATAATGCCATTCGTGTTGATTATCGAAGGTCGTAAAATGACTGATTCAGCTTCATTGCTTGATTTGCATACCGAAACAAAATATCGCACTTCAGTAGGATTGTGTTCGACTATTACCGGCGGTTCCGCTTCCATTGGGTTGATATTAGGTCAGATTGCAGCTTTACCGGTACAGCGCAAAATTTCGCGTGTAAAAAATGGTGCTTTACCTATCGACACTGCTTACTTGAGCGATGGTGTTGCTGTAAAAGGGCGTGAAGATTTGGGTACAATCAGTGACAAAGGTTATATCGTATTGCGCCAGTTCCCAAACAAATCAGGTTACTTCTTTAATGGTGACTTCACAGCCACTTCGCTAACGGATGACCTGAATACAATTGCACGTATCAGAACGATTGACAAAGCGTTGAAAATAGCTTATAACACCTACGTGGATGAGCTTGACGATGATGTGGAAGTAAACGACGATGGTACGCTCAATGCTGCTGTAGCTGCTGACTTGAAACAAAAGATTGAAACACAGGTGAACGGTGCTATGAAAGGCGAAATATCCAAGTTCAATGCTCAAATTGATACTACGGTTGATATTCTATCCGGGGCTGCTCAAAAAATCTATCTGAACATCACGCCAAAGGGTTATTTGAACCCGATTGAAGTGGTATTAAGTTTTGTAAACCAATAGACCCCCAGCCCCATAAAGGGGGTTAAGAGTCTTATAATAAATTAATAATATGGCATATAGTTGGTCAGAATACCGCTGTTTTATGGGCGGTCGGTTTATAATCGGGATTCGCGGATTCAAGTATAAAACAGAGCGCGAAATTGAAGCTATCTACGGCGAAGGTGATGAACCTGTTGATGTTGGTTATGGCAATAAGAAATACAGCAATGAAATCAAGTTGCTTCAGAATGAACTTGAAGCTATAATTTTAGCAGGTGGTGGTGATCCTTTTAAAATACCTCCATTTACCATTGTGCACTCATACATACCACAAGGTAGCAATACTGGACGTATTATTACTGATGTGTGCGAGGGAATCCAATTCACAGAAATTGAAAAAGCCATGGAACAGGGTGCAAAATTCATGGAAATTAATACCCCTACGTTTGTCAAGAAAATTAAGTATAACACAACATACGCAGCTTAATCATGAAAAAAGAAATAACACTTATAGGCGAAGTAACGCCCGAACAAATTGAACAGTGGAAAGTAAAATACGGCAAAGTTACCGGTGTAATTGTAGATGGTCATATCGCTTATGTCCGCAAAATTGACCGGAATACTACCAGTTACGCACTCAGTCAGATGTCGTTTAAAATGTCGAAAGGCGAAAACGAAGGAAGCGACATTGAGATGAATATGGGTAAACTGATGAAAACCGGTGAAGCTGTATTAAATAACTGTTGGCTTGGAGGTAGTGACGAAATTAAAAAGGATGAAACGCTTTGGTTCAATGCCTGTGTAAAAGCCGGTGAATTGATAGAGTTCAAGGAGACTGAACTAAAAAACTTTTAAGCGAGGCTGAACAGTGGGGTGAGAATGATTGGGTCGGCTTAATGTCGACCCAATTAGAATACTACCTTGGCTATGACGTCTCGCACCTTACAGACGAACAATGGGCGATGAAGGTTACCCACTTAGATTATATACGCAAACGAGAAGCTGAAGCAAATAAATAATGGGACCAGGGGTTGAATACATATTACGAGCGCGCGACTTATTGAGCGGTGTTTTGCGGAATGCAAGCATGGCAGCAAATAATGTATCACGGAGCGTCGAAAGTATGAATCATTCAACTGAAAATGCAATGAATAACGCTCAGCGAAGTGTTAGTCGGGCATCGCGGTCATGGAGTAATTATATCGACCGAGTACGGGAATCGAATACAGAAACAAACAATCTGGCTAGTGGCATTGGTCGCATAGTGGGCACACTTGCAGTTCTTGGTGGTATTAAGAGTATTGTACAAATGGGCGCTGATCTGGAGCAATCTAAAATCAGTTTCGATGTACTGCTAGGAAGTGCCGAA